ACTCTTTCCCTACACGACGCTCTTCCGATCTGCCATCGGCGGGAGCATCACCCCCACCACCCAGGCCAGGGTCCGGTAGGCCCCCAGCACCAGCGCGCCGTGGAGCCACCACGGGGCGTGCAGGGCGGTAAAGAGGTCTGTCAGCCGGTCTTCGATCCAGAACAGCCCGGCTGTCAGCCACCCGGACAGGAAATTGGCCCCCCACAACGTGAGCCACAGCACCAGCGCCAGCGTCAGGAGCATCAGCGGTATCCCCACCAAACGACTGGTGAGCAGCCGATCCCCGTGCCCCGACGCCCTCCCTTCCGGCCCCTTTCCTACGCCGTAGGCCAGATCCTCCCCCTGCCACACCAGGCAGGATACCAGACGCTCCGACAAAAGCGTCCCTTCCAGCCCCGCCGCCGCCAGCAGCTTTTTCCCTTCTCGTATCCCTTGGACTACCGTTTCTTCCTCCCGTATGTCCCGGCCAAGCCGTTTTTTCAGTTCTTCCCACGGTCCGTCCCCCTCCAGAAGCCGCACCGCCAGCCAGCGGGACGGTATCCCCGCCGTTTCTTCCGGCAGTACCTCCATTACTTTTTGGATGGCCGCCTCTATGGGCGGGAGATATTTGATCTGGGCCGCTTTTGGCTTTTGCCTCAGCACCTCATCCACCGCCTCCAGCAGCTCCGCGAAACCCTTTCCATGTCCGGCGTCGGTGCCCACCACCGGCACCCCCAGCCTGCGGGACAGCTCCTCCACATCCACGGTGATACCCCGCCGTCTGGCTTCGTCCATCAGATTGACGCACACCACCGTCCGGGGCTGGAGTTCCATGATCTGAAGGGCCAGACTCAGCCCCCGCTCCAGACAGGTGGCGTCGCACACCGCCACCGCCGCGTCGCTCCCGCCAAAGAGCAGAAAATCCCGGGCCACTTCCTCTTCCGCCGAGCGGGCCATCAGCGAGTAGGTCCCCGGCAGGTCGGTGACCGTCCAGTTCCTTCCCCCCATGGTACACCGCCCGCTGGCTGTGGCCACCGTTTTGCCGGGCCAGTTACCCGTGTGTAATACTAAATACGGGAAATTAGCCGCCCACCCAGGAGTGATCCCGGGTGGGCGTTTCTGTGTCCAACCTGGACACTTATTCTGTCTTGTCCTCGCCGTCCTCCGGAGTGATCTTGTCGCCGGCATCTTCGGCGGCCTTCTGGCCAGCCTTCAGGAGCTTCACCAGCCAGGGCGGCACATCAGAGCCCATTTTTACACCGTTTTCCGCGATAGAACCAAGCTCCGTGAGGATGTACCACACCAGCACCAGGGGGCAGACCAACCCCCGGAAGTCCAGAGGAAGCGCCAACACCGGCAGATGGTCCAGCGCCAAACCAAGCAGCAGGTCAGCGATCCCGGCCACGATGACCACCACGATCTCTCCCGCCTTATGCCACAGGCCGTCCCTGGCCACCTTGCTCTCCCACTCCCCTGCTTTACAGGCAGCGGCGGAGCCTGTGATGTAGTCCATGGCCATGCAGAAGATCCACCCGCAAATCAGCCAGCCAAACCACCCCCAAAAGGCGGTCAGGCTGCCACAGATGCCCACCACGGCTACTTTGATGCCAATCAGCACATCGTCCATATTGTCCTCCTTAATCGTCGAGCAGTCCCAGGCGGTCCAGGATGACGGCCAATTCCTGCCGGGTAATGGGGTCTCTGGGGCGGGTGCCGTCCATGACAGGCTTCCCGTCGCTTCCGATGGTGCCGTTCGCCTTCTTCCACGCAGCAGCGGCCCAGGTGTCGGGTGTATTGGTATTGTCCACAGGGGTCTCCTCCTTCTTCTTGTACTCGATGCCCAGCCAGTCGCACACACCCCGGGCGGTGGCCTCGGCCAGCTTGTCCCGGTAGTCGTCGCTCAGGAGCAGGGTCACGTCGGCCCGGTTGGTGTGGAATCCGTATTCAATCAGCACGGCAGGCATATTGGTTTTGGCCAGCACGGTCAGGGAGGGATCGTGGACCAGGGAGCTGGACCGCAGCACCACACCCGCGGCCCGCAGCTCATCCAAGATGTCATGGGCCAGGACGTTTCTTGGGGCTGTGGAGGGACCGGAAGAGGTGATAATCTCCAGGCCGTGGGCCGTCCCCCATCCGTCGCCGCCTTCGGCGTTGGTGTGCAGGGAGACAAAGCAGCCTGCCTTGGCGTTGTTGGCTACGGTGGCCCGCTCAGTCAGGCTGGGCTTGGTATCCTCAGTGCGGGTGCAGATGACATTGACTCCCTGAGCTTCCAGCAGCGGCGTGAGGCGCTCGTACAGATCCCAGGTGAACTCCCGCTCTTTGTAGATCCCGTTCGGGGACCCGTTGACGGTGTCCGGACCATGGCCGGGGTCCAAGCATACGGTCTTTTTCACAGGCTTGTCCTCCTTATTCGGCGTCTCCGCCTTTTTCAGATAAACGCAGATCCAGTTGTGACACTTCCGTCCATCACCGGACATCACATCGCCCAGGAAGTCACACATGGAACTGCCTCCGCTGTCCAGCATGATTGCAGAAGTCCAGCCGTAGCCGTGCAGCCGGTCCCGCAGCCGTTCAGGCGTCGCGGCATCGCTGGAGCCGTCAGAAGAGCAGTAGAGAAGCAAAGAGCCATCGAAAAGGCCCATAGCAGACCGGCCACGGGTGCCGCCTTGGGCATAGGCATAACTCAGCTTTTCGATAGGCGTTCGGTCCTTCAGAAGCGGAGTAACGGCGATAAAGTTTTTCTCGTTGTGCAGCGCCGTCATGTGGATGTCGGGACCTGTGTTCCAGCTGTACCCATAGGCACTCCACGGCATAGAGGACAAGTTTTTCCCGCCCACCTTCAACAGTGGGCAAGGGCTTCCGTCTTGGTTCCACATTCCGCCGTTAAGAATGTAGTCGGCGCCGGTTTCCTTCTTGACCTGTGCCAGCGTCTTTTTGCAGTTGGTCACTTTGATCTCCAGCCGGTCAATTTTGTCCAGCTGGATTTTTGCAATCTTGTACAAACGACCACCACCTTTCATGAAAAAGCATACCATGGTTGACATTTTTTCTCGTCGCCAAAATAAAAAAATCCCGGCTCCTTCTGGTGGAGCCGGGCGTGTGTGAATCCGTGTGTAATTCGTGTGTAAATTTGATCGACATGCCGTGTAGATTTTCGACATGGCGTGTAGATTTTAGGTGGTCGCGTGTCTGTCGTAACCGTTGGGAGAGTAAGAAAAAACCCGAAAGCCTTGTGCTGCAAGACTTTCGGGTTTGGCGCAGAAGGAGGGATTTGAACCCTCGCGACGGTTTCCCGCCCTACTCCCTTAGCAGGGGAGCCCCTTCGGCCGCTTGGGTACTTCTGCGTGCCGAATGAACATACCTTATAAAAGTGTGGCGGAGAGAGTGGGATTCGAACCCACGGATGCTTCCACATCGCCGGTTTTCAAGACCGGTTCCTTCAACCACTCGGACATCTCTCCACGTCCTGTCCAGGTCAAATGCAAAAAAGATTATACAATATAGTTCCCTACTTGTCAATCTCTTTTTTTCATTTTCTTCAAAAACATAAAAATGCCGCCGCGCTGTCTGCGCGGCGGCATAACTCATTATGCGAAGAACGCGTGGGCGCCGATGGTAGCAACATAAGTGCAGTTGCGGCTGAACCAGCGGCTGGAGGAAATGGAGGGATTGATAAAGTACAGGGCATTGCCTGCGGTATTAGTACCCTCCATAGCCAGCTTGGCGGCGATGACGCACTCTGCAGTGGGGGTACGATTGATGCGGCCGTTGGAAGCCGGCGTGAACTGATTCCGCTGGAAAATCACGCTGTAGACCGAGTTAGGGAACTGAGGGCTGGCCACACGGTTGAGCACCACGTTGCCCACGGCGATCTTACCCTCCAGAGACTGGTTACCACTCTCAGCGTAAATGATACGGGAGAGCCAGTACAGATCCTCCTGGTCGTAGAAGCTGTCACCGGAAGCAATGGGACCGCTGCCGGAAGTGATCTCGATCACGCTCTCTGCACCGTTCCAAACCACCTTGGCACCCAGGGCCTGACACAGGGTGCGGACAGGCACCAGCACCACACCATTCTCCAGCTTCACGCCGTCGGGCACATACAGGTAACGGCCGTTGGCCACAATATACTTGGCGCCGGGGGCGATCTGCAGCTTCAGGCCGGGGGCGGTAACCTCCGCCTGGCCATTGTTCCACACGGCCACAGCTTCAGGATAAAGGGCCTGTACGATGGGCCAATAGGAGACGTACGTCATTTCATTTTCTACCTTGGTGGCAAACTCAGTCACCAGGGACGTACCATTTACTTCAAAGCTGACGCCGCTCTCAGCAGCGTACGCAGGCCCGGTCAAAGACACACAAAGGACCAGACTTGCGAGCGCGCAAAGGGCTCGTTTTTTCATTGTTAGGAATCCTCCTGTTACAGACTGTTACTTGTTGTTCATCTTTTTGTAACCACATTGTAACCACTTTCAAGCTAAAAAGTCAATAGGAAATTTTCCCGTTTTTCCTGAATCCATTGCAGATCGGAAGAGCACACGTCT